CCGCACGATTGGAGCTCGCGCCGGCCGCGGCTGACCCGTGCGCAGATTGCCGCGATGCGGGCGCTGCGCGCGAAGGACGTCGCCTACAAAGTCCTGGCGATCGATTTCGGCGTGTCGGTGACGCACGCCTGGCGGGTGTGTCAATGGCGCTGAGCCCAGTGGTGCAAGCGCAGGTCGATGCGATGCGCGCCGAACTCCGGCGTCGCAACGCCGAGCATGTGCCGCAGTATTCGATTGCGGGGCTGAAGCTCGAAGAAGTCGAGGACCTGGCGGCCGGGCTCGTGCCGCTGACCATCAAAGCGCAGGCGCGCATGTTGCTCGATATCGAGGATCACCGGCGTCGGAATGCCGAGCGGCCGATCCGCACAAAGGCTCGTAAAGGAGAGACTCGCCGATGATTGCGCAAAAGAAGGAAGCCCACCCCCTCAGTTGGCCCGAGGATTGGCCGCGCACGCGGCCGCAAGACCAACGCGTCATGGCGTCGTGGAAACGGACCGCCAATCAATACCGGGATGCGCTCGAAAAAGAACTCACGCGTATGCAGTCGCCGTCGTTCGTGATTTCCTCGAACGTCCCGCTCAACATGCGCGGCGCGATGACGCCCGGCGTCGAACCGCTCGATGTGGGCGTCGCCGTCTACTTCGCGCGCAAGGTCAAAGAAGATTTCGCGTGGCAGGATGCGCTCGGCATTCACAATCCGGCGCCGACCGAGCAGCAGGTCGTCGAGGCGTATCGGCGTCTCGCGCAGCAGTACCACCCAGACCGCGGGGGCGACGTCGCGATGTTCCAGTCGGTGACGAAACACCGGGACAACGCGCTCAACTGGATCAATCGGAAGACGAATCAGAACTTCGATTACGTGATCGCGTGCGACACGTTCAAGGAAGTGCGGCTGAACCTGTGCGCGATCGTGCTGACGATCAAGGCCATCCGGCAGATCGAGCGCTGCGGGACGTCGAGCCTGCTCGAGCGCGCCTTCAAAGGCTTCGCGGCGCTGCCGGCGCATGTCGAGCCCGCGGCGGCAGCGCGATGAGCGCCAGCAAGGAACTCGCGCGGATTGGCGACATCATCGACGCCGACATCGACCCGCGCCAGGACCGGATCGACGACCTCGAGCGGCAGGTCGCCAAACTGCGCGGTGAGCTCTCCGACGCGCGCCACGAACTGACGCGCGTCCGCGAGAATACAAACCGGGCGCTGACCGCGCTCCGGCAGCAACTCTCGCCGCTCTATCGCGCGCTGCAGCGCCTCTTCGGCGAGCTCGAGGACGCCGGCGTGCCCGATGGCCCGGCCGCGTGGTCCGGTCCGCCGCCGGCGGGAACGGGCGCGACGTCGGCGGGGGCGATCGATCCGCGGACGGCCGCGATCTGGGAGACGTGGAAATCGCGACTCGGCTTGGGATGTGCGGCGGTGATCGATGCACTGCTGCTGCAGCCGAACCTCAACACGACGCAGTTAGCGATCGCGATCGGCAAGAACCGGAACACGATCCCGAATCTGATTTACAAATTGAATCAGGCCGGGCTGATCGACAAAAACGGCAATCGCTTTTCGCTGAAGCAACTATGACCTGCAAGAGCGTCGGTCTCCACGGCACGATCCCCGGCCATTGCCCCGGCCGAGGACGCCACCGATTGACGCGCTGGGAGCGTCGGTCCCGAACGCTGCAGATTCGGGACAACGTCGATCGCTCACTCACGAACGGAGGCAGCCCATGACGACGGAGAAAAAACCCGCGCAGACCACCCAGACTACGCAGCAACCGGTCAGCGGCGCAGGCCAGACCGACGCCGGCCGCGCGGCGAAGCGGACGCAGCTCCGGAGCGCGCTCGAGAAGCAAGGGCTCGCGCCGGCTCAGGTCGACGCCGCGCTCGCCGACGTCGAAAATATCGTGTGGGGGACCGCCACGTAGGACGCTCGAGATCGCCATGCCGCGCGAGATTGGACCGAAAGGCCCGCAAGGCCCGCCTGGTGCGCAAGGGCCAGTCGGTCCGACCGGGGCGACTGGCGCCACCGGTGCTACGGGGGCGACGGGTGCAACGGGGGCGCAAGGCCCGCCCGGCGATCCCGTCGCGGCACGGTCGGAGACCGGCACAGGCGCCATTACCGCGCTGACGTTGCCGACGGGCAATGGCGATCTCATCGTCTACTTCGACAACACGTCAGCCGCCGATGTGCAGGGCATCACCGCAGGGCAGGCGAATCAACGGCTCACATTGATCTCACGCGCGGCCGGGCAAGTGAATCTCTACCACCAGCACGCGAGCGCCTCGGCCGCCAACCGGATGATCAACACGGTCACGAGCGGCCTGACGCCGCTGGCCGCCGGCGCGGGCACGGCGACGCTCGTCTATGACAGTACGAACTCACGCTGGCGGCTGGCGACGCATCGACAGGGCAAGCCGATCAGCGTCGCGTACACCTCGACTGACTACACCGCGGATTCCGGAACGTGGACCGTCGACAGCGGCGACCTCCTGACCTACACCTACGAAGTCACGGGCGGCGCGGTGGAAGTGCAGTTAGTCACGACGAACACGACGACGAGCGGCGTCGGTGTCGGGCTGTTCGTGCTCATTCCGAACGGCTACACGGTGCCAACCAACGGCGTGGCGAACACCGAAGCGGCGGTCACCTCGAATGCCGTGAGCACGTCGGGCGTCGCGCAAGTCAACAACAGCGTGAGCACGACGAAGATGCGGATTCTCCGGCAGGATTTCACGTCCTGGCCGAATGGCACGAACAACAACGGCGCGTCTTACACGCTGAAGTTTCCGGTGGATTGAATGGCGGCTTTCTACATTACGCTCACGACGACGCGCCCGACGATGCCGGATCCCGAGGCGCTCAACGCCGCAGTCCGCACGGCAACCGGCGACGCGACAGCCATCCTCGTGTTCGATCCGCTCGGTACTGGCGCGTGGCGAGGGAAGAAAGCCACGGCATGGACGGCCCCGCAGATCACCGCCGCGCAGAACGCGCTCGATACGACGGTCGCCGATACGCCGCAGCGCGCCGCGCAGCGCGAGATCGACAAGATGCCGATCGCGACGAAAGCGTTGCTGTTGACGTTGCTCGACCAGATCAATCAACTCCGGACGCAGCCGACGACGACCTTTGCATCCGTCACGCCGGCGCAAGCCCTGCAGGCCGTCCGCGACAAGGCGGGCACGCTCTGACTCCTATGCCGAGGAAGCGGCAACCCATCACGACGCCGAAACTGCGAGGCAAGCGCCCGGCCGCCGCGCTGCTGCCCGAGCGCCTCGAGCAGCTTGTCGAGTCACAGCAACACTTCGTCCTCGAGTACCTGAGCAACGGCTACAACGCAACCGAGGCCTACGCGCAGGCGCACCCGGCCGCGAAACGCACGACGGCGGCCGCCGAGGGCTATCGCCTGCTGCGACATCCGGCGATCGCGGCGATCATCCAACGCGAGGAACGGAAGCGATGGACGCGCTTACAGATGGACGGCGATGAAGCGCTCGGCTTGATCTCGCTCGTGGCGCGCGCCGACATCGCCGAGGCTTTCGATGAGAAGGGCGAGCTCCGGCCGGTGCGCGAGTGGCCGAAGGATCTCCGGCTGTGTGTGAAGAGCATCCGGCCGGGCGCGTTCGGCGACACGCTCGTGTTCTACGACGCGCTGCACGCGCGCGAGATCATGGCGCAGGTCGCCGGCCGGCTGAAACCGGAGGGGTCGATTGCGGCGAGTCTGGCGACGCTCGCGCAGCTCCTGACCGGGCAATACGATCCCGACGAGGACCGCGAGGACTAAATGCATCGCACGTTCACACGGGACGATCGCGTCGCCATCGGGGAATTAGTCAGCGCGGCGACCAACATCTGCGCGGTGTCGAAGAATCGCGCCGTGTTCGCGCTTGGGGCGCTCCTCGCTGAGCGGGCGGCGAATATCTGGCGGGGCGAGAGCAGGCCGTACGTGGCTACGATCGCGGAACTGCGCACGTTCGCCAAGACGTGGGACGTCGGGACACGAGCGGCGTTCAATCCGAAGAAACGACACGGGCGGACTCGGCGGAAGCAGCGCTGATGCCGACCGACCGATTGCCGCATCCGCTCACCTACGGCCGACACGAGTGCCATGACTACGCGCCGCCCTGGTTTACCGGCCGCTGGCGCGATTGGCATCGCGGGCACGGTTGTCGCCTCGATGACGGCAAGCCTCGCAGTGACGAAGCCATCCGTGAGATTCAGGCGCACGAAGTAGCGGAGTAACCTCGATGCCGACTGACATGCTCGACCTGACGCGCGTCACTTTCGTCGGCGGCTCGCCGTCGATCGCGACTTGGCCGATCACCTCCGAGATCACCGAGTTCGCCATTCGGCCGGGGACGCTGCACGTGCGCCACACCAAAGAAGGCGCGTGGCCCGATGTCCCGTACGAGACGACAACGCAGGAAGCGACCGTTTACGTGTTCCTGCAGATCAATGGCATCTGGTACGGCACCGGCGCCGAGCGGCTGCGCCCGAATCAGCAGAACAAACCGGAACCGCTCGACGTCGGCGACTGGCTGCGCGAGTGGCTGTATAGCGACGTCTGGCATCCGATGACGCGCTACACCCCGACGCCCGGCGAGATCGTCGGCGTGGCGATCGCGGCCGGCAACGAGCGCGTCGCCGACGTGGCGCCTGTGCAGGAACGCACGCCGACGTATCTCCTCGCATGGCCCGAGCCCAACGGGCGCGAGTATCCGCCGTGGGCGACGGCTGCCGCGTCGACGCCGGTGCCGCCGACACCGCCCGGGCCGTCGGCCGACCTCGAGCTCGCCGCGCGGCTCGATGTCATCGAGACGGAGCTCCGCGAGATCAAGGCGCTCCTGCAGCAGCCGCCGGCGTATCGCGCGAGCGCGCAGTTGCCCGGCTGGCTGGGGGGAAAAACGAGCATCGTCGCGACGCCGGTGCCGCGCGACGGGCAATGATGCCGCCGTGTTCGGTTCTACAACTGACCAATAATGATGATCATCCCCGGACTGCTTCAAAGGGATAGCCGGCGATCGGCAGCGACCGGCCGCGCGACGTTCGTGGTGCGCGTCTTGCCGTGAGCCATGGGTAGACTCGCCCGCGCGCGCGACACCTTACTCCGCTGGAAAGCGGATCCCGTCGCGATGGTCCGCGAAGAATTCAAAGCTGAACCCGAGCCGTACCAAGCCGAGGCCCTGCAGGCGTTCGCGAATCCGGCCATCGAGCGGATCGCGATGAAGTCCTGCAAGGGGCCGGGCAAAACGACCACGCTCGCCTGGATGGGCCTGAACTTCATGGCGACGCGCCCCTACCCGCGCCTCGGCTCGACCTCGATCACCGGCGACAATCTCAATGACAACCTGTGGCCCGAGATCGCGAAGTGGCACCAGCGATCGGCCTTCTTCACGCAAAACTTTCATTGGACGAAAACCCGCTACGTCTATAAGGAGTCGCCGGAAACGTGGTTTTGGTCCGCGCGCTCGTGGCCGAAGCACGCCGACGCCGAACGCCAGGCAGACACGCTCGCCGGCCTGCACTCGGATCACGTCGCGTTTCTGATCGATGAGAGCGGCGGCATTCCACAAGCCGTGATGACGACCGCCGAGGCTGTGCTCGCGACCGGCGTCGAATGTAAAGTTGTGCAGGCCGGCAACCCGACGCACACGACTGGCCCGCTGCATCGCGCGTGCACGGTCGACCGGCATCTCTGGCACCTCATCACGATCACCGGCGATCCCGACAATCCCAAGCGCTCGAGCCGCATCAAACTCGCGTGGGCGCGTCAGCAGATCGCCAGCTACGGGCGTGACAACCCGTGGGTGTTGGTCAACGTCTTCGGCGAATTCCCGCCGTCGTCGATCAACGCGCTCCTCGGCGTCGAAGAAGTGCAACGCGCGATGGAGCGGCATCTTCGGGCCGATGCCTACCAGTGGGCGCAGAAGCGGCTCGGCGTCGACGTCGCCCGGTTCGGGGACGATCGCTCGGTCATCTTCCCGCGGCAGGGCCTCGCGAGTTTCCGGCCGGTCATCATGCGCAACGCGCGCACGACCGACATCGCCGCGCGCGTGATGATGGCCGAGCGTCGGTGGAAGTCCGAGCTCACCTTCGTCGACGATACCGGCCATTGGGGACACGGCGTCATCGACAACCTGCTCGCCTCGGGCAGCCATCCGATCGCGCTCGTGTACCACAGCAAGGCACTGTCGCCGCGCTACAAGAACCGGCGCTGCGAATTCTGGCTGAAGGGCGCCGACGCGATTCGGGATGGCGCCGCGCTGCCGCCGCTGCCCGAGATGGTCGCCGAGCTCACGGAACCGACCTTTACATTCGTCAACGGCGTGTTCGTGCTCGAGGAAAAACAGCAGGTCAAGGATCGGATCGGCCGCTCGCCGGATCTCGCCGACGCCTACTTTCAGACCTACGCGATCGACGACATGCCGGCCGACATGCTCGAGAAGTTGAAACACCACCCGGCCGCCCGCCGGCATTTCGATCCCTACGCGCAGCCGGCGACGGATGAGGCTGACGACGGGGTCGGACGGGTGGCGTTCGATTTCGATCCGTTGGGCGTACGCTGAGATTGATCCTCATGCGATGATGTCCCGACAACGTTGTGAGGCCGTCTAGCTAACGGCTCCTCACGCCAAAGACTCAGGCAACGGCCCGCTCTCTGTGCACAGCGGAGGGCGGGCCGTTTGTCTTTGGGGAGACGAACGAGAACCGATGCGCGCCGTACTGCGTGAAGCGACGCTCGAAGACACGCCGGCCCTGGTGCGCATGGCCGAACACTTCATCCGCGGCACGGCGTACGCCGATCTCTTGACCTTCAACGAGCCGGCGATTCACACGCTGATCGCGCTCGTCCTCGGGCACGGCGTGATCTACGTCACAGAGATTGACCGCGCGCTCGTCGGGATGATCGCGATCGTCGCACTTCCTCATCCGGTCACCGGCGAGCTCTACGCCGATGAACTCGCGTGGTGGGTCGAACCGGCCTATCGCGGGACCTCAGTCGGGCCGCATCTCCTCGATGCGGCGGAGCGCTGGGCACTCGCGCGCGGCGCCGCCATGATGAAAATGATTGCGCCGGTCGGCTCGAGCGTCGGCGCCTACTACCTGCGACGCGGATATCGGCCCATCGAAATCGCGTACGGAAAGGTGCTCCATGGCCGCGTTCTCCACCTTGGCGCTGATCGGGTTGGGGCTGGCCGGCGGGATGGCGGCCTCGAACCTGATGAACCGCGGGCAGAACCGCTCGAATCAACCGGCACCGGTCGAGGGCGAGGGCCTCATCATGCCGCGCAACCCGACGCCGCCGATCGATACGTCGCAGGCACGCAGCCAGGCGACCACGGCGGCGAAAACGGCCGCCGAGCGGCAACGCAAACGCGCGGCCGCGGGTAGCACGTTGTTGGCGGCCGTTCCGGGGGGCGCCGGTGCGCCGATGGCGGGCCGCTCCGGCCGCGCGGTTCTCGCGCCGCAAACTCTGATCGGTAGTTACTGAGCGATGCCCAGCGACGCCACGGCGGCGATCACGAAACGCGAACGCTACGAGCGGCTGCGGTCCGCGCTCAAAAGCGACCGCGCGACGTTCGATGTGCACTGGCGCGAGCTCGCCGACTTCTTCTTCCCACGGCGTACGAGGTTCTGGACGGGTGATCGCAACAAGGGCGACAAGCGCAATCAGAACATCATCAACTCGACCGGCCGGTTCGCGGCGCGCACGCTGCAATCAGGCTTACACGCCGGCCTGACCTCGCCGGCGCGCCCGTGGATGAAATTGACCGTGCCCGATCAGGAACTCGCCAGCCATCCGCCGATCAAAGAATGGCTGCGCAGCGTCACCGAGCGGATGCTCGTGCTCTTCAGCGTCAGTAACACCTACAACGTCCTGCCCATCGTCTACGGCGATATGGGCGTCTTCGGGACCGCCGCGATGGCCGTCCTCGAGGACACGCGCGATCTGTTTCGCGTCTATCAGTACCCGCTCGGCAGCTACTACCTCGCGACCGATGCGCGCGGACTCGTGTCGACGTTCGTCCGCGACTATCAATTCACGGTGCGCCAGGTCGTCGAGCAGTTCGGGCTGCAAGAGGACGGGCGCACGATCGATTGGTCGCCCATCAGCCGGACCGTGAAAGACCAGTGGACGCAGGGGAACTACGAAGCGCCGGTCGATTGCTGCTGGATCGTGCAGCCGAATACCGACTACCGGCGCGACCGGCTGGCGGCCAAATATCTGCCGTTTACGAGTTGTCACTTCGAAGTCGGCACCGATGAGCGCGTGTTCCTGCGCGAGAGCGGCTTCCGGACGTTTCCGATCATGGCGCCGCGCTGGGACATCACCGGCGAAGACACCTACGGGACCGACTCGCCGGGCATGACGGCGCTCGGCGACAACAAGCAGCTCCAAATCATGGAGCGCTACAAGGGCAAGGCGATCATCAAGATGGTCGACCCGCCGCTCGTCGGGCCGCAGTCGCTCCGGTCACAGAAAACCTCGATCCTGCCGGGCGATGTCACCTACGTCGACGTGCGCGAAGGGATGCAGGGCCTGCGCTCGGTCCATGAAGTCAATCTCCGGATCGACCAACTCGCGATGGACATCGATCGCGTCGAGTACCGGATCAAGCGCGCCTTTTACGAAGACCTCTTCCTGATGCTCGCGACGTCCGATCCCATCCGCGGCGCGCAACCGCCGACGGCGCGCGAGATCGAAGAGCGCCACGAGGAAAAGCTTCTCGCGCTCGGGCCGGTCCTCGAGCGCACAAACGATGAACTGCTCGATCCGCTCATCGACCGCGTCTTCTCGTTGATGGCCACACACAACCTGCTTCCGACGCCGCCGCAGGAACTCGAGGGCGTCGATCTGAAGGTTGAGTACGTCTCGATCCTCGCCGAAGCGCAGAAACTCGTCGGCGTCGTGGGCCAAGATCGGTTCCTGCAATCGACCTTGCCGCTCACCGAGGCCTACCCGGAAATCCGCGAAAAGATCAACATCATGCAGGTCGTCGACAACTACGCCGACATGCTCGGCGTCGATCCGCGGACGATTCGCCCGACCGAGGAAGCCGAGCAGCGCGTCGCCGCCGCGCAGCAGCAGCAGCAGCAGATGCTCGACGCGCAGCAGGCACAGACGATCGCGAAAGCCGCGAAGGATGCGTCGGGCGCGAAGATGGGCCAGGACAGCGCGCTTGATCGGCTCGTCACGCAGATGGGTGCCGGAGGCCCGTGATGGCGCACGAAGCCGAAGTCCGCAACGCCGCCGATCCGCAGCAGGTCCGCCGCGCCGGCCGCCGCGACCGTGACCGGCACGCGCGCGAACTCGAGTGGGTGCGCGCGGTCCTCGCGCACGGCGACGGGCGCGCGATGGTGTGGACGCTCCTCGAGCGCGCCGGCATCTTTCGATCGGTCTGGCACACGAGCGCGATGATTCACTACAACGCGGGCCGCCAGGATTTCGGCCATGAACTCATGGCGCTCGTGATCGAAGCGGACGAAGAAGGGTTCGAGCTGATGCAGCGCGAGGCGCGCACGCGCGCCCGCCGCGAACGGCTCGAGAACGAAGCCGCGCACACGCCGCGGCAAGGGGGCACCAATGGCGGAAGCGAGTAAGACGCCCGCGCAGGCGACCACCGAAGCGGGCGGCAGCAAGACCGGCACGGAAGCGACCGACAAGACCGGCGAGCAGACCGGCGCCGCGGCGACGACAGAGGCGGGCAAGACCGGCGAGACCACGGGCGCCGCTGCCACCACGCAGACCGGCGCGGCCGCGGCCGCTGGCGAGACGGAGAAGAAAGCGGACGACAGCACGCAGGCGAAAAGCGAGCAGCCGGCCGGCGAGAAAAAACCAGACTCGCCGAAGGTGCCCGACAAGTACGACCTCAAGCTGCCGGCCGGCGCCGAGGCCTGGCTCGATGAGAGCGACCTCGCGCAGATCAGCACGGTCGCGAAACAACACGGCTGGACCAACGACGAAGCGCAGGCGCGGCTCGAAGAGCACGCCGACGCGCTCGTCGCGCAGAGCGCGGCGTTTCGGGCGCAGGTCGAGGCGGATAACGACTACGGCGGCGACAAACTCGAGCAGACGCAGCGCCTCGCGGCGCAGGTGCTCGATCGCGTCCGCCCGAAAGGCACGCCGCGCGGCGATGCGCTCCGCAAGATCCTCGTGAAGTCCGGCTACGGCAACAACCTCGAGGTCGTGAGTTTCCTCGCGGACCTCGGAAAACTGATGGCGGAAGATCAGCCGACGATGCGCAGCGGCGGGGGCGGGGCGACCAACGAGGATGCCGCAAGCAAACTCTACGATCACCCGACCAGCAAGGCGCTCGCGAGTACGTAACGCTGATCGCTCCGCTGAGGGAGTGATCATCATGCGATGGGTCTGGTTCGTGTGCGTCGCGGCCTGTGTCGTGACGTTCTCAACGGCCGTTGACGCGGCGACGGTTGCCCCGTCGTCGACACACGGCGTCGATTGGTTCCTCCTGGCCGTCTTCGGCGCGACGCTCTCGACGGGCGCGCTGACGCTACTCGATTGGGCGAAGCGGCTCGATCCCGACGGCAAAATTCCGACGATCGTCGAGCTGCTCAGTCAATCGAACGAGATGCTCGACGACATGCTCTTCATTCAGGGCAACCTACCGACCGGGCATCGCTCGGTGATTCGCACCGGTCTGCCCACGGTCTACTGGCGCATGATCAATCAGGGCGTGCCGCCCAGCAAATCGCAGACGGCGCAAGTCGACGATCAGGCCGGCATGCTCGAAGCCTGGACGGAGGTCGACAAGGATCTCGCGACGCTGAACGGCAACATCGGCGCCTTCCGCCTGTCCGAAGCGCGCGCCTTCATCGAGGCGATGAATCAGGAAGCCGCGCAGACGATCGTCTATGGGAACGGTGGCCTCGCGCCCGAAGAGTTCACGGGCCTCGCGCCGCGCTACTCGGCGATCTCCGGCGCGGCTAACGCCGACAACATCATCGACGCCGGCGGCACGGGCTCGGACAACACGAGCATTTGGCTCGTCGCGTGGGGCGAGGAAACCGTGCACGGTATCTTTCCCAAGGGCAGCAAGGCCGGGCTCATTCACGAAGACTACGGCGAGGTCACCGTCGAGGTGACGGCCGGCGTCGGCGGCAACCGCATGCGCGCGCTGCAAGAGCGCTATCAGTGGAAGCTCGGGATCACGGTGCGCGATTGGCGCTACGTCGTGCGGATCGCCAACATCGACGTCTCGGATCTCGCCGGCGGCACGCCGCCCGATCTCATCTCCGCGATGGAAGCGGCTGAGGAAGCGCTGCCGAATCGGCTCGGGCGTCCGGTGTTCTACGTGTCGCGGCGCGTCTCGCGATGGCTCCGCAAGCAAGTGCGGACGAGCGTCGCGAACGGAGGCGGCCTCACGTTCGAGAACTTCGCCGGCAAACGGCTGATGGCCTTCGATGGCATTCCGATCCGGAAGGTCGATCAGATCCTACTGACCGAAGCGCGCGTGACGTAGGCAGCCGCGAGTTCGTGAACCTCGGTCACTAAAGGAGAGCAGGGCTATGTTTTTCGATGCGTTGTTGCTCGTGTCCGACGCGCAAGCGCTCAGCGCGACCGCCGTCAGCACGAATACGATTGATCTCGGCGCGCCGGCTGTGGCCCGCCGCATTGGGAGCGGCGAACAGATCGGTTTCCTCGTCACCGTCGACGTGGCTGCGGATTTCACGACGACGGACGAAACCTACTCCATCCAAGCGATCTCGAGCGCCTCGGCGAACCTCTCATCGCCGACGGTGCTCTCGAGCGTGACCCTGACGTCGGCGAACCGGCCGGCCGGCAGCAAGATTTACGTGCCGGTCCCGAAGCAGACGCCGATTCAGCGCTACATCGGGCTCAACTACGTGCTCGGCGGCACGACGCCGACGATCACGGTGACGGCTGCGCTCGTCCTTGGCTCGATGGTTGAGGATCAGACGATCTACGCGAAGGGTTACAGCAACTAGCAGGCGTGATCGCCTGACAGGAGGAGTTGAGCGATGGCAGCCAACGATCGCACCACCAAGCCGGCCGATCCGCGCGCCCGGCCCGCGACCGGTACGCAACCCGCGCCGACGCGGACCACCACCACGCCACCGGCCGCACGCGCGTCCGCATCGGGCGAAGCGGAATCGCGGCAAGCGAGCCCGCGCGACGCGACGCAGCGCGAGTTCCTGCCGGCCACCACGCGCGAAGTGCAGGACACGATCACGACGACCGACGAGCAGGCGCAGAACCAGGCGCGTCGCCAGCAACAGCGCCGCGACGCGGTTGCCAAACAAGAGAAAGTGTCGCGCGAGGATGCCGTCAATGCCGCGCGCAACGCGGCGCCGAGCGTCAGTGTCGCGGCGCCGAATCCGACACCACGGCCGGCCGTGACCTCGGCCGCGCGGATCAATCTGCTCGAGCCGGACGTGCGCCCGCCGGCGCGACACGCCGAGGATCGCGTCAAGGTCCAAGCGACGCAACTCGGGTACTACGAAGATACGCGCCGACGGCCGGGCGATGTGTTCTGGATTCGATCGCCGGAGGAGTTCTCCGAGCGGTGGATGCGTGTCGTCGCCGATGACACGCCGGAGCACACGACGATGCTCGCGGAGGCGTTACGGCAGCAGCATGAGGACATCCGCGGCATGCGACGGGGCGCGACGACTGAGGAGAGTGTTGACACGACCGGCAGCGCGGTCGAAGGTGCCGGCGCCAAAACCGAGGAAAGCCCGAAGCCGGCGACTGGCGATCAGGACGTGCTCGAGTAACGAGTTTTCCGCGCGGCGCTCGCTGACCGTCTGCCGCTGACGGGGCTGGAAGAGCGAGGGGGTCTTGCTCAACCCTAACGGCGGGGCCGGACGGGTGAGTCTGAACGCCGCGCGGAAAATCTTGAGACCAATCAACGATTTTGTTGATGTCAGACGATGGCGCATAAAACCGAGTGGCTGACCTTCTACATCGTGCTGAAGGACCCAGCCGAGGTGAAGGCCCAGCAGGCGGCGCATCCCTACGGCGTGATGGTCGCGCCGCTGACGGCGGCGACCACCTACGCGGCGCCGTGGCGCGGGTACGACGATCCGCAGACGGGCGCGCCGTATAGCTGGACGCCCTGGAGCGGCGCCAACACGAAGGGCGGCGTGTTTCCGCTCGACGTCGTGCAGTTCAACCGCAAGAGCGGCGGGTTCTGGATCTTCGGCGGCACGACGACGACCTACATCTGGCTCGGGCAATTCCGACTCGCGTCCAACGGAGTGCCGGTCGACGCCGGCGTCACGCAAGGGCCGATCAGTCTGCGGCGGTGGGTCGAGGGCTTCGAGACGCCGGGCATCCAGCCAACGGCGGCCTCGGGCACGGCGAGCGGGCTCGTGATCTGTCGCGACGCGGCGCGGCACGTCGGCGGGTACGGCCTCGCGATCCGCGGGCCGAACAATCAACTCTATTCCTTGAAACTCGGCGACGCGGCCGGCTACAACCCGGCGACGACGGTCGGCGGCATCGTCAATCGCAATCGATCGTGGGAACGGTTCTATCTGCGGCTGCGACGCAAACCGACGACGGGCACGGTGCTCTTCTGGCGCTGCCGCGGCGTGCTGGGCGATGCGACCTCGCCCGGCCTCGCGATGGGCATCACGACGAGCGGGCAGCTCGCACTGTTCTCGTTCGACAACGTCAGTTACACGCTGCTCGCGACGATGACGGATTCGACCTACATCACGGAGTGGGATCCGGTCACGAATCCGAAAGCCTGGCACAAGGTCGACATCATCTTCCGCTATGCGACGGCGCTGACGGTCCCCGGCAAATTGATCGCGACCGCGGCGGTCTGGATCGACAACCGGCCCGTGTTTCAGAGCGCGGCCGGGTGCCCCGGCTTGGTGCTGTCGACGGGGCACGACCTCAGCGACATGGGCAACCCGCAGTCCGGCGTCACCGACCTCGAGCTCGACATCGACGATTGGATCTGCGCCGACATCCCGTATCTCGTGGACGCCGGCGCGCGCGTCGAGTACGGCAACGGCAAAGACTTCCTCAGTGGCTCGAAAGTCGTCTGCCTGCGCGCGAAGCAGTTCAGCGCGAACCATAACGCCGCCTGGACCGGCGACTATCGCACGCTCGCGCAGGAAACCTTCGACCTGGCGGCCGTGCCGGCGACGCTGACGACGACGACCTCGGCCGCGCTCCTCGCGATCGACAGCGATGACGCCGACGTCATTGACGCCGATCCCGGCAAGTTGGGCGTCGCCGCGCTTATGGTCATGTTGCGCTCGAGCCGCGGCACGACGAGCGGCAGTATCGGCGTCACGCTCAACGGCTCCACGACGACCACGAACATCACACAGAGCGCGACCGGTTCGACCGCCGGCGGCGCGAACGCGGCGATCTTCGGACAGGTCGGCACGGCGGCCGCGTTCGCGGACCTCACGCCCATCGAGCTCCGGCACACGAAAGGCGCGGATACGACGGCCGCCTACGTCGCCTCGCTCATGGCGCAGGTCGAACTCATCGGCGAGTGGGGCAAAGAGGATCATCCGCGGCCGAATACGACCGCAGACCAAGCGATCGCCGACGCGATCATCTGGCCGACGCCGAAAGGGCAGCACAACGCCGCGTATCCGCATTCGCCGTGGGCGCTGGATTCTCCGAACGCGCCACCGATTGCGCCCTACATCGTCGTCGCGGGGACCTACGTCGGCAACAACACGGGCCAGGACCTCGCGTTCCGCGCACCGGTCCATTTCTTCTTCGTGCGCCCGCTCACGGGCGGCGCGGGTGGGTTTCAGTGGTGGTCGACGATGTTGGCCTCACACCGGGCCTTCGAGCAGCAGCTCAACCCGCGCCTGGTGCACGGGCTCGAGGATCTCAGTTTCACCGGCAGCGTGAACGAGCAGCAGCAGCAGCAGTACCTGCTACGGATTGCCGGCACCGAGGCCCAAATCAATGCGATCGGCGTGACCTATCAGTACATCGCCGTGATGGACCCCGCCGGGCGGTTCTGTCTCAACACGACCGTCTCGCATCGAAGCGCCGAACCCCTCATCGTCAACAAGCTCGTCGATGCCGGCTTCACGCCGGAGTGGGCCTTCGCGTGGATCGAACTGATTGGCTCGACCACGAATCGCTTATATGCGAAGCATGCCGGCAACGCGGCGAACAAGATCGCGCACTACGGCGGCGGCGCGATCACGACCGGCCTCGCGCTCGGCGCGGGCAGCGTCTCGACCGACACCGGCGTACACACGCTCGGTGCGGCGGCGATCCCGCTTTCGCTCTGGCGGCGCGCGGACGGCAACAACGACGCCGGGCAACCGGGTGTCGTGGCGATCGGGACGTGGACCGGGGACGGCAGCGCCTCGCGCGCGGTGTCCTTTGCGCCATCGAGCGGCTTGCGGCCCGTATTCGCGCTCGTCTTCGGCGAGACCGGCAACGGCGTCTGGCGCGATCCGTCGCACACGGGTGTCAACTCGACGCAGGGCGCGGGGACCGACATCACGACCGGGATTACCGCCGGCGCGATCGATGGCATGAGCGTCGGCTCGAGCCTGAACACGAACGGGATTGTTTACACCTACTTCGTGCTCATGGGTTCGGCGACGGCCGGCAACGGAGGATGGTCGATCAACGGTGAATTCATGCCGGTCGAGGCGGCGAGCCTGCCGGGCACGACACCGGACGTCAACGATCCGACGTTGATCCCTGGCTACGTCCCGCCGGCGGCGCCGGGCACGATTGTGCCGCTGCCAACCGATCCCGACCTCGATGACGGGACGGATCTCCCGGGTACCGACCTGCTGTGTAAAGACTTCACGCAGTTGATCGCGAATCAGGCGCTCGCGCGGCTCGGCATCAGCAAGCAGATCGCGGCCATCAAAACCGAGCTCTCGATCGAAGCCGTGCATGCGCGGCTGCATATCCAGACCGACGTGGACACGACGCTCCGCGATGTCCCCTGGCCGTTCGCGACGCGCTATTTCATCCTGCCGGTGGTCGCCGGCTCGCCGAGCTCGCCGGTCAACGCGGATTGGGTCTACAGCTACCGGCGGCCGTGGGATTGCGTGTTCGAGCGCCGGCTCGTCGCCAGCCGCGGCAGCGCGCCCGACCCGACGCCGCCACCCTTCGGCATCGGCAGCGACAGCGGCGGCGGTCTCATCTACGCGAACGTCTCGCCGTGCACGCTCGAATACACGTCGCGGATCTTCTGTCCGACCTACTACGGCGACGCGCTCTTCAAGGAGGCCCTGATCTGGCGCCACGCGGCGAGCCTCGCGCCGGCGCTGACGCGCCTCGAGGACAAGGTCAGACACGCGCTCGAGCAGTACGCGGCCGTCACCGCGAAGGCCCGGCTGATTCTGAAGCCCGGTAACCCCGGCAATCCGCCGGCCGCCGTCAGCGCCTACGACACGAGCGCGACCGACATCGCGGCGAACGTCGCCGTCGTCAACCGCGCGCTCATCCGCATCGGCGCCAAGCCGATCAGCAGCTTCACCGATCAGAGTCGCGAGGCAGTCGCCGCCCTGGCGATTTTCGAAGACGAGCTGCGGACGGTGCTCCGTGATTTCGCCTGGCCGTTCGCGACGAGTTACGCGACGCCGGCCGTCGTCGGTGGATCACTCACCGCGCCGCTCAACAGCGATTGGACCTTCAGTTATCGGCTGCCGACCGATTGGGTCGCCGTGCGTCGCCTCGTGACATCGACGGGGCGCGACTACGATCCGAATCCGCCGCGCTTCCGCATCAGCACCGACGCGACGGGCGGCTTGCTCTACACGAGCGAACAGAGCGCGGTCATCGAATACACGGCGCGGACCGCCGGCACGGTGGCCCGCAGCGATGCGCTCTTCCGCGATGCGCTCGCCTGGAAACTCGCCGCCGCGCTGGCGCCCGCCTTCGCGACCGTGGTCGATCCCGAGATCGAAGAACAGCGCGGCCGCGGACCGGACAAGCCCGATCGGATCGCACGGACGAATCCGGCGCAACAGCAGTACGCGCGGCAACGGATGGTCGACTACGCCGATCGGCAGTATCGGATCGTGCTCGTGAAAGCCGAGGTCGCGGCCGGCAACGAAAGCCAGCAGGCGCCGCCGGGAGAGGCCGAATGGATCACCGGCCGCGAGTGAGGCGCTGGTGCGCCGGTAGGCATCGCTGATGCCGCAGAGCGTGATGCAGCGCTCGTTCGCGGCCGGCGAACTCGCGCCGGCGCTGCACGCGCGCGCGGATCAAACGAAGTACGTCACCGGCCTACGGACCTGTCGCAACTTCCTCGTGCGGCGCGAGGGCGGCGTCAGTAACCGGCCCGGCCTGCGCTTCGTCAACGCGGCGAAAGACAACGTCGCCGGCAAACTCCTGTTGCGCTACGTCGCGGCGACGCCGGGCGACAGCATTCTCATCGAGGCGGGCTCGGGCTATTTCCGGTTCTACAAAAACGGCGCGCTCGTGCGCGTCGCCGGCGTGGCGGCCTACAACGGGGCGACGGCCTACGTGGTCGGCGATCTCGTCTCGAGCAGCGGCGTGAACTACTACGCGGTCGCGGCGACCACGGGCAACGCGCCGCCGAACACTGCGTACTGGTATCCGCTGACGTCGGATATTTACGAGATTCCCCACCCGTACGGCGCGGCGTCGCCGATGTTCAAATGGAACCAAAGCGGCAATGTCATCACGTTGACTGAGCGGGGCCAAGTGCCGCGCGAGCTCGTGTACGTCAGTGCCACGCGCTGGATTCTGCGCGACATCACGACGACGCCGACGATTGCCGCACCGACCGGCGGCGCCGGCACACCCGGTGCGGCGGGCGCCTTGACTTACCGCTACAAACTCACGGCCGCCGCGCTCGACACCTACGAAGAGAGCAATGCGTCCGCGACGATCACCGTCGCCTCGACCGCCGTCCCGACGCAGGCCGCGCCGATCGCGCTGACGTGGAACGCGCAGGCGACCGCCGCGGAGTTCTACGTCTACGCCGATCCGTACGGCAACGATGTCTTTGGCTATATCGGCTCGAGCTCGACCAATGCGTTCAAGGACAGCGGCATCACGCCCGACTACGATCTGACGCCGCCGGTGGCGCGTGTGCTCTACGCGAGCGCGAACAACTACCCCGAGACGAGCGCCGTCCATCAGCAACGGCGCTTCTTCGCCAATACGAACAACGTGCCCGACGGCATCGACGGCTCGCGCATCGGCTTCGTGTCGAACTTCGGGCTCTCGACGCCGCTGCAGGACGATGACGCGATCAGTTTCCGCGTCGCCGGCAATAATCATCATGCGGTGCATTGGCTGCTGTCGCTGAAGGTCGGGCTCATCCTCATGACGGCCGGCGGCGAGTGGACGGTCACGGGCGACGGCGGCGGCACGCTGAAGCCGCACAGCATCGAATCCGATCAGAACACCTACGTCGGGATTCATCCGACCGTGCGGCCGGTGATTGTGGGGAACGCGATTCTGTATTCGCAGCGGCACGGCACGATCGTGCGCGAGCTCCGTTTCGATCAGCAGGTCGAGGGCCTCGCCGGCAAAGACCTCACGATTTTCTCAACGCATCTGTTCGAGGGCAAAACGATCGTCGCGCTCGACTACCAGCAAACGCCCGACTCGATCATCTGGTTCTGTATGAGCGATGGCGCGCTGCTGGGCCTGACGTACATCCCTGAACAAGAAGTGTGGGGCTGGCATCGGCACGACTCCGGGGCCTCGGCGGTCTTCGAACAGGTCTGCGTCGTGCCGGAAGCCGGCCGGGACGTCGCCTACTTCCTCGTCAAGCGCACGATCGGCGGCGGGACCGTCCGCTACATTGAGAAACTCGAGAGTCGGATCATCGTGACGTGGAACACCGACATCTTCTTCGTCGACTCCGGCCTGAGTTACAGCGGCGCGCCGGCGACGGTGATGAGTGGGCTCTCGCATCTGAACGGCCAGGTCGTCGCCGTGGTCGGGGACGGTGCCGTCGTCTACAACGGCGATCCCGCTGGGGCGCAGGCGGCGACGTTCACCGTCGCGAGCGGACAGATCACGCTGCCGGCGGCGAAGTCGAACGTGCATATCGGGCTGCCGATTCGGTACGCCGAACTCGAGACACTCGATCTCGATGTCCAAGGCGAGGCGGTCCGCGACAAGTGGAAGCGCGAGGGCAGCGTGACGGTCCTCGTCGACAAGAGCACGCGCAGCTTCAGCGCCGGGCCGGACAGTTCGACCCTGACGCCCTACAAACCGGGCGCCTATGAATCCTCGAGCCTGAGTGTCACGGATCAACTTGAGTTCACGATCACGAGCGTGTTCACGCACGCCGGGCGCATCTTTCTCCGGCACACCGACCCGCTGCCGCTGACTGTGCTCGGCATCATCCCGAATGTGGAGCTCGGAGGCTGACGATGAAAGCACTCGTGAGCATGAAAATCCGCCAGGCCGACCGCGACAAACTGATGGAGCCGAAGTCGATGGCGACTGATGGCCCTGACTATCCATGGGGCCTGTCGATCACGCTCGACGACGACAGCCTCGAGAAGTTGGGCCTCGACCTGCCGGAGGTCGGCACGATGATGACGCTCGTCGCGAACGTGAAAGTTACCAACGTCAGCGAGAGCGCGAGTCCGACCTACAAGCAGCGCAGCCTCGGCCTGCAAATCACCGAGATGGCGCTCGAGGATGGGAAGAAGGGCGAGAGCGTCGCGAAGCGGCTCTACGGCGAGGACTGAACCATGGCGGGCCTCACCCTCGCGGGCGTCTCGTTGTTGCTGGCCGGCGTCGGCACCGGCGTGAGCGCGTACGGCCAGATTCAGAGCGGCCGGGCCGCACGACGCGCGGGCCAAGCCCAACGCCGGGCGAGCGAGAGCGAAGCGGAGCTCGCCGACTACAACGCCAGCGTCGCCGATCTGCAGGCACAGGACGCGATCGAACGCGGGGCTGAATCTGAAGGCCGCTTCCGCCAGCAGATTCGCGGCACGATCGGGGCGCAGCGGGCCGGCTTCGCCGGCGGGAACGTCGATGTCGGCTACGGCTCGGCGGTCGACGTGCAGGCCGATGCGGCATTCCTCGGCGAGCTCGACGCGCTGACGATCCGCACGAACGCGGCGCGCGAAGCGTGGGGCTACAAGGTCCAAGGGGCGGATCTCCGGCGCCGCGCCGACATCGCACGCAAGGAAGGCGTCTACCTCGAGGCGGCCGGCCGACAACAGCAATCGGCCGCCTACCTCGGCGCCGCGGGCACGATTGCCGGCGGCACGTCGTCGCTCCTGCAAATGCGCTACGGGTTCAAGCGAGGTTGATCGATGCCGCAGGTCCCTCGTCTCACGCGCCAGGTCGACACCGCGCCGATCCCCGGCGTCCGACGGCAGGCGCACGAGACGCCGCTCTCCGAAGGGGCCGGCCTCGAGCAGGCGCGTGCACAGAAGTTCGAAGCGCTGGCCGGCGCCGGCGAACAGTTGATCCGCACCGGCTACGGCGTCGGGCAGATCGCGATGGAGGAACGCCGGCGGGCCGACGAGGTCGCCGTCCTCAACGCCGAAAACCAACTCGCGAAATGGGAGAATCATCGGCTCTACGATCCGAAACAAGGGGCGCTCGGCGTCCGCGGCCGGGACAGTTTCGGGTTGCCTGAATCCGTCGGTGCCGAATTCAACGACGTCGCCAGCACGATCGAGCACGGACTCGCCACCGATCGGCAGCGCGCCGCGTTTGCGCGCGTCCGGCAGAACCGCGAGCTCTCGGTTGATCTGACGCTCCGGCGCCACGTCGCCGGCGAGATGCAGCGCTACGAAGCCGGCGAACTGCAGGCGTTCATCGAGAACACGACCAGTCACGCCATTGCCAACGCAACCGACCCGCGTGTCATCGGCGCGGACCTGCAGAGCGCGACGGACGCGATCAAACGCTTCGCGCCGCGGGCAGGCCTCGGACCCGAACAGGTCCAAGACCAGATCACTAAGGTGACGAGCGCGACGCACGTCGGCGTGATTGACCAACTCCTCGCGACCGATCAGACGAAAAGCGCGCAGGTCTACTTCGAGGAAACCCGCGGCGCGATCAAGGGCGAGGCGATTGCGCGCATCGAAAAAGCGCTGCAAGAAAGTTCGACTCGCAAACGCGCGCAGGAGGAAACCGACAAGATTCTTGCTGCCGGTGGCTCGCTCACCGACCAGCGCGAGAAAGCGAAGGGCATCGAGGATCCACAGACGCGCGACGCCGTCATGCAGCGCCTCGAGCACGAAGCGGCGATCAAGGAACGCGAAGATCGGGTACGCGATGAGACCACGCTGCGCGGCGTGTACGACATCGTCGACCAGACGCACGACGTCACGAAGATCCCGGCGACGACCTGGGCGACGCTCGAGGGCTCGCAGCGGTCGGCGCTGCGCGGCTACGCCAACGCCCTGGCACGCGGGGTGCCGGTCGAGACTGATCTCCCGACCTACTACGCGCTGATGCAGCAGGCCGCCGATGATCCCGAGATGTTCACCAAGCAGAACCTGCTGAACTATCGCGCGAAGCTCGGGGAAACCGAATTCAAACAATTCGCCTCGATGCAGGCCTCGCTCCGCTCCGGCGATCGGAAGAAAGCCGACCACGACCTCGGCGCGTTTCGGACGCACGATCAACTCTTGAAGGACACGCTCACGCAGTACGGCATCGATCCGACGCCGAAGGATGGCACGGCCGAAGCGAAAGCGATCGCCCAACTGCGGCGAATGCTCGACGTGCGGATGCAGGCCTTTGGCGAAATCACCGGCAAGAAGCCGAGCAACGACGACATTCAACAGACGCTGGACGATCTGCTCTCGCAATCGGTGACCGTGCCGGGCTCGTGGTGGAACATCTTCCCCGGTGGGCAACCCTTCTTCGACAAGCAGAAGCGCGTCCTCGATCTGACGATTGGCGACGTGCCGGCCAACGACCGCACGCTCATCGAACGCGCCCTGCGCACACGCGGGCGCCCGGTCACTGATGCGACGGTGCTCGACCTCTACATCGAAACCAAGGCGCGGAACCGGTAGGCCATGGCGCTGAACCTCTACGACGACGCGCTCGAGACACTCGACGAGCACGGCTCCGCGGCGGCCGGAAATCCGTACGAGGAAACGCTCAAGCTGCAGGACAGCGCCCGCGAGACCTCGATTCGCCGATCAGTGATTCAGGGTAGTGGGCTCACGCCGGAGCGGGCCGCCGAATCCCGACGCCTGTCGCAACGCCTCGGCCTGCCGCCGGCGGTCATCGAGCGGAACTTCGACAAGTTCAAGACGAGCACCGATCTCGAGGACGTCACACGCGTCGGCCGGGACGCCCCGCACCTCGGCGACTGGATGGCCGCCGATCCGAACAATGCCGCCGTTGCGAAAGACGATCTCCCGACGCTGTCGGTGATGGAACGCACGCTCGGCGTCGGGCGCCATCTCGTGAACTACGCGAAGGCCGGTTGGTCGGAATTCAAAGAAGGGCTCTACGGCAAAATCGCCGAAATCGCCGAACTCACCGAAGCCGTCACCGGCGCCACCGTGCCGCCACTGACCGAACGCGCGAAGTACGGCATGACGACGCCGGGCACGGTCAATCTGCGCGAACAGCCAAAGGTCCAAAATCCCGACGGCACGATCTCGACGGTCGACAGTGTGGGCGTGAATCTCGAGGGGGAAGAGTTGTTACTGCCGACGGTCACGCCCGACGGCCGGCATTTCACCGGCACCGAAGACGAAGTCGTGCAGCAAGCGATCGCCGAGTACCAGAAGACCGGCCGGCATCTCGGCATCTTCAGTTCGCCGGAGGGCGCGAGCGCCTACGCGCAGCAGCTCCACGAAGAGTACGCCGCGGGCAAGTACGACACGCCGACAGCGGCCGCGCAGATCGCGGCGGCCGGCCGGGCCGCAGCGGCGATCGCTGGTAACCTCGCGCAGCAGCAGCGCGGCTCTCAACGGGGGATGGGCTTCGTTGAGCGCGCCGTGTACGGCGGCGTCGAGTCCTTCGTGCAGAACGTGCCCGGCCTCGTGGCGGGGTTCGCGACCGGACCAGGCGCGGCGCTCACGTTGGCTGGCGCGACGACGAGCGGCCAGGGCTACATTCAGGCGCGCGAGCAAGGGCTCCGGCCGGAACAAGCGGCGACGTTCGGCGCGATTCAAGGCGCGATCGAAGTCGCCACCGAATTCGTCCCGGCGCACTGGTTCTTCAAGGACGTCGGCGCGAAGGCGCCGCTCATCAAGTTGATCGCGCACCAGATTGCGAGCGAGATCCCCGGCGAGGAAATCGCGACGGTGTTGCAGGACCTCAACGAATGGGCGACGCTGCCGGCGAACAAAGACCGGCCGTTCACCGACTATCTCGAAGAGCGTCCGTCCGCCGCGGCCGCGACGGCGATCAGCACGATCGTCGCGATCGGCGCGTCGACGATCCCCACGCACGCGACGGCGCGCGTGTTCGAGCAGATGGGCCAGGCGGCGCAAGAGTCTAAGACGGTTCAGCGATCGCCCGAAGCGGCGCAGGCCTTCATCGAGCAAGCGACCAGAGATGGCCCGGTCAGTCACGTGTACGCGCCGATCGACACGTTCACGTCCTACTGGCAATCGAAGGGCGTCGACCCGAATGTCATCGCCACCGAATTGACGGGCGATCCCGAGGCCTACCGGACAGCCGTCGAGACCGGCGAGGACCTCGTCATTCCGACCGCCGCGTATGCCGTGAAACTCGCCGGCACCGAGCACAACGCGTATTTCGCGCAGGAGCTCCGGCTCGCGCCCGATCAGATGAACGCGCGCGAGGCGCAGGCCTTCGAGGCACAGATCGCGACTGAGCAGGCCGCCGCGGCACCCGAAGCGGCACCGGCGGCCGCTGTACGGGCCAACGTCCTCGCGCAGCTCGAAGCGGCCGGCGTGCCACGGGCCACCGCCGAAAGCTACGCCACGCTCTATGAATCGGCATTCGGGGCACTGGCCGAACGGGCCGGCGTCACGCCGAGCGAACTTTTTACACGGTACGGCCTGCAGGTCACGCGCGAGGGGTTGCCGCCCACCGAGGGCGCTCCGGTTGCGCCTGGGGTGCCCGCAGCGGTCCCGACGCCCACCGTGCCGCAGACGCCGGAGGCGCGCATTCAGGCGCTCGAGGCCGAACTCGTCCGCGAACGCGAGGAACGCCGGAGCGTCGAGCGCTCCGTCGAGGTCGATCCCTTGACCGGACTCGGTAACCGCCGCGCGCTCGACAAGGCCATCGCCGCCGCGGAAGCCGATCCGAACACGTCGGTGATCTTCTTCGATGCCAACAATTTCGGGATGGTCAACAAAGCGCTGGGCAGTCACAAAGCCGGCGACGCCGTGCTCGTGCGCATCGCGCAGGCCATCCAGCAGGCGGCGACGGAAGCCGGCGTCGGCGAACGTGCATTCCGGCGGGCCGAGGGCGGCGATGAATTCGTCGTGCTCGCGCCGAGTGCGAAGGCGGATCAGATTCGAGCGCGAGCGGAGGAACTCTTCGGGGCAGAAGACTATGTGCACCCGGAGAAAGGGGCGTTTCAAGTCTCCCTCGCCGGTTCGGTGGGTCCGACCATGGAAACGGCGGAAGCACCGCTCCAACAGGCCAAGGCCGCACGTAAAACCGCGTTGATCGAGTCTGCGCGCCAACGTGCGCCGAACTATGCACCGAGTCGCATTGACACGACACGAGCGACAGCAGAGACTACGCCTGATGTCCTCACCGCCGAAGGATTACCCGCCGCTGCAATTGCTGCCGGGGAAGAGCTACCAAGTGCTGCTCGAGAACGCGGTACGCCTGGTGCGGTCGGGCCGATCGAAGGGCGAGGCGCTGGCGCTGGCGTTGAACCTGGCGGGCTACCGGCCGCCGGACGAGAGCTCCGCGGACTCCCCGAGCTCGACGAAACCTTCGAGCGACGTCCCGTAGAAGAAAACCAAGCCCGCCTCACGCCCGACGTCACGCGCGAACTCGAACGCATCCGGGACGAGCTCTCGACCTTTCCGTTCGTTGAACGTACGTGGAACTGGATCACGACCGGCCCGAAGACCGGCACGGCGGCCGGCGGCGCGGCTGACATCGTCGCCGGCGCCGCGGGCGCAAGCGTGTATCACGACGTGCTCGCGTTCTCGCCGGTCAACAAGTTCCGTGGCCAGCCGGCACGGAAAGCGCGCGGCACGCGTGGCGATGTGCTGGGCGCCATCACGCAGGTCCTCGCGAATCGCGACATTCACAACAACCTCGCCGAAGGGGCGGTGCGCGTCGCCGAGCATCGCAACGCCGGCGATTGGTCGTTGCTCTCGTTCGATCTCACGACCCTGCCGCCGACGTGGGGCACGCCTGCGCCGCGAGAACTCACCGATCGGCTCGCTGCGGATCTCGACACGGCGCTTAGCGAAACCGTCGAACCCGCCGGCGAGGGCGACGTTTCCTTCGATGTGACGGAATTCGAGCAAGGCCCGAAGCCGACGATCGATGTACTCGAGACCGGCGAGGAACAACAGCGATTGCCGGGCGACGTCGGCGAGGTGCGCGAGCAGGAAATCGCGACGCCGGAGCTCGAGGCGCCCTTCTCTCTGACGTCGGAAACGGCGAGCAGGAAGGTTCAGCAGACGAAGCTATTTCAAGCGCTGCAGCGCGGCGCGATTCGCTTCGGCGCCGATCGTCAAGTCGCGATCGAATTCTTCGCGCAGGCCGATCTCTCCACTTTTCTCCACGAGAGCGGGCACTTCTATCTCGAGGTCCTGCGCGACCTCGCGAACCAAGTCGCCGATCTGCCGGCCGACGTCCGGACCGACACGCAGCAGCAGATGCTCGCCGACCTGGCGACCTTGCAGACTTGGTTCGCGGACGAAGAGCACGCCGGCGCTGGCTTCAGCGTCAAGCAACATGAGCAATTCGCGCGCGGGTTCGAAGCCTACCTAATGGAAGGCAAGGCGCCGAACGCCGAGCTCCGCTCCGTGTTCGCGCGGTTCCGGGCGTGGCTGCTCGGGATCTATCGATCGTTCCGGAGTCTGAACGTTCAACTTACACCCGAGGTCCGACACGTGTTCGACCGGATGCTCGCCACCGATGCCGCGATCGAGGCTGCGCAGCAGGACGCCCAGCAGCGGCCACTCTGGCTCACACCGGAAACGGCCGGCATGACGCCGGCGCAGTTCGAGCGCTATCGCGAACAGTTAACGGAGTCCTCGAGGAAAGCGCGTGAGCAGCTCGAGCAGCAAATCCTCGCCGAAGTGCGGCGCACGCAAACCGAGCAGTGGAAGAGTCAGCGGGCGACGATCGAAGCCGAGGTCACCGGTCAGATTCAACAGCAGCCGGTGTACCGCGCGCTCGCGGCGATGCGGACCGGCACCGAACCGGACGGCTCGCCGCTCGCAGGAATAAAAAATATTCCTGAGCAGGGCGAGCCGCTGAAACTCTCGAAGGATCTCATCGTTGCCGAATACGGCGCCGAGCGGTTGAAAGCGCTGCCGCGCCCCTACATCTACACGCGCGAGGGCGGTCTGCATCCCGACACGGTTGCGCAACTCTACGGCTTTTCTTCCGGCGATCAACTCCTGACAGCGGTCAGCCAGGCGCCGAAGATGGAGACCGTGATCCAGCAGGAAACGGACCGGCGCATGCTCGCCGAGCACGGCAGTCTCTTGCTCGATGGAACCCTGCCGGAAAAGGCGCAAGCGGCCGTCGCCAACGAGGCGCGCGAAGAAGTCATCGTCGCCGAACTGAAGGCGCTGAACAAACTCCGCCGCGGCGGGCCGGCACGCATTCGGGCGGCGCTGCCGCGCGCTCAACAGGTCCGGACGTTCGCGCGCGAGCGCATCGCCCGTACGAACCTCCGCGAGATTCGGCCGCAGGTCTTCTGGGCCGCTGCCCGTCGGGCCTCGACGCAGGCCGTCGAACTCGCGGCGAAGCAAGACATCGACGGCACGATTGCCGCCAAGCAGCAGGAACTCGTGAACCTCGCGCTCTACCGCGAGGCGCAGCGCGCGAACGAGGACATCGAGAGCCGCGTGCAGCGCGCGCGGGAACTGAGCACGGGGCCGGCGCGGCAGCGCCTCGGCCTCGCCGGCGAGAGTTATCTCGATCAGGTCGACGGGATTCTCGACCGCTACGAATTCGCGCGCGTCAGTCAGAAGGCGCTCGACCGCCGGGCGTCACTGCGTAAGTGGGTCGCCGCGCAAGAAGGCGAGGGCCTGCCGATCGATCTGCCGGAGGATCTGCTCGAGGAAACGCGGCGCACGAATTACCGCGAGCTCACGTACGAGACGTTCGTCGGCGTCACGGACGGCCTACAGCAGATCGCCCACCTGGCGCGCCTGAAGAATCGGCTCCTCAAAGCCGCCGAGCAGCGCGAACTTAGTGCGACGGCCGCGATGGTGTCCTCGTCCATCCGCGACAACGCCCGACAACCGCGGCGCCAAGGCGCCCGCGATCGACGCGTCGCCGAAGAGCGCACGCGCATGGTGGAACACTTGTTCGCCGGGCATCGTAAGCTCGCCTCGATGCTGCGCGAGATGGACGGGTTTGAGGATGGCGGCCCGGCATGGGACGCCATCATGCGCCCGCTCAACGACGCCGGCGCGCGCGAGGCGGAAATGAACGCCACGGCGACGCGGGCGCTCGCCGAGCTCGTCGAGACCGCGTACCCGAAAGCGGAGAAGCGATCGCTCTACACCAAAACGTTCGTCCCGGCGATCAACGACAGCCTCTCGAAGATGGAACGGCTGATGGTCGCGCTCAATTGGGGCAACGAGGGGAATCGGCAACGTGTGCGCGACGGCTGGCACTGGAGTGATCAGCAGGTCGCGGCCGTGCTCGAGACGCTCGACGAACGCGATTGGAAGTTCGTACAAGGCACGTGGGATCTGATCGATGGGTACTGGGGCGAGATCGCCGCCAAGCAGCGGCGCGTCTTCGGCGTGGCGCCTGAGAAAGTCGCCGCCGTCCCGATTCAGACGCGGTTCGGCGAGCAGCGCGGCGGCTATTTTCCGCTCAAATACGATGACCGGTTGAGCGCGACGCCGATACAGATGCTCGATCTCGAGTCGGCCAACCTCGCGAAGCAGGCGGCGTACACGCAATCGACCACGCGCCGCGGGCACACCGAAGCGCGGCAGACGCGCGTCGAGCTCCCGCTGCGTCGGGATTTCGGGGTCATCTTCGAGCACGTGCAGCAAGTCATCCACGATCTCAGTCATCACGAAACCCTGATCGACGTCAACCGCGTCCTCGGTCATCGCGACGTGCAGCAGGCGATCATGGACACGTACGGCGATCTCGTCTACAAGCAGATTCGCGGCACGATTCGCGACGTCGCCTTCGGAACGGTGCCGGCCACGACCGGCTTCGAGAAAGTCATCAATCACGTGCGCACCGGCGCGACGATCGCCGGCATCGGCTGGAATCTGACGACGGCGTTTCTGCAGCCGATCGGGCTCACGAATTCGGCGGTCCGCATCGGGCCGCAGTGGGTCGCCCGCGGGTTGTATCGCTGGCTCCGCTCGCCGACGCAGATGGTCGAAACCGTCGGGTGGATTAGTGAGAAGTCGCCGATGATGCGACTGCGCGGGCAGACCATGCAGCGCGAGATCGCCGAGGTCCGGCAACAGGTCGGCGTGACGACGGGCCGGCTCTCCGGCTGGGTCGATGCCGCGATTTCGAAAACGACCTTTGATACCGTCTCGCGCCAGGCCGTCGCCGATTCGTACTTCTATCTGATTCAGCAGATGCAACGCGTCGCTGACGTGCCGACGTGGCTCGGCCAGTACGAAAAGTCGATGGCCGCCGGCGAGCCCGAAGATCGGGCGATCGCGCTGGCCGACCAAGCCGTGCTCGACAGCCAGGGCGGCGGGCAGACGAAGGACCTCTCGCAAGTCCAGCGCGGCGGGCCGATGATGAAGTTGTGGACGAACTTTTATTCGTTCTTCAACGTGCTGTATCAACAGTCGACGGAAAGCTACCGGCGGACGAAGTTTAGTGAACCGATGCAGGTCGCGCGGCTGGCCGGCGACTATCTGATGCTCTTCATCGTGCCGGCGACGCTCGGGTACCTCGTACGGCAGGCGATGCGGCCCGGCGATCCGGAAGACGAGGACGCGCTCGCGTGGTCGCTCCTCACCGAGAACCTCTCGTATCTGGCCGGCACGATGCTCGGCCTGCGCGAGATCAGCGGCACGCTGCAGGGCTACTACGGGTACGAAGGCCCGGCCGGCGCGCGATTCTTTGCCGCGCTCGGGCGCTTCGGGCAACAGGTCAAACAGGGCGAGCTCGACACGGCGTTGATCAAAGCGTTCAATGATACGGCCGGGATTCTGTTGCACTACCCGGCGGGCCAGGTTCGGCGCACACTAGATGGTATCGCCGCGCTGGCCGAAGGAAAGACGGCGAACCCGATGGCGATCATCACGGGGCCGCCGCCGAAAACCGGGACACGATAACGGAGGGCTGCGATGTTCCAATCGGCGTATCTCCTCTTGGTCTTCATCGCGCTGATTCTGACGCTCGTCCACGCGACGACGAACAAGGTGCCCCTCTGGATCGCGGTCCTCCTGGCCTGCGTCGCGCTCTTGGTCGGCGCCGTCCCTCACGGGTAAGGGCATCGAAGGTGGGACATGGAGCCGGATCCGAAGCAACGTATCCTGAATGAACAAATCACGGATCGACTGTCCAATGTGACCGTCCTCATCGTGGGCGCGATCGTCGTCTCGCTCGTGACGATCGTCGTGGTCGCGGTTGTGGCGGTGCTCCGGCCGCAATCGACTGCACTGACCGTGATCATCGGAATCACGACGCCGGTGACGATGGCGCTGCTCGCCGCCGGGCTGCAAGGCATTCACCGCGGCATCAACGGGCGTCTCTCGCAGCTCCTTTCACAGACAGCGGACGCGGGGCGCGCCGTCGGCCGGGCCGAAGCGATCAAGCAACACTATTTCCGCCTGGCGACGATGCAGCCCGGCACGCCCGAACATACGTCGCTGCTCGAGCAGATTCAGCGGGAATCGTTGAGTTACTTCGAAGTGATCGAGAAACGCGCCTCATGACGGTTTCGGGGTATACGGATCGCGCGGACGCGCACCCTTAGAGAGTGACCCCCCTTGCAACAGGAGTCTCATCATGGCCTATCCCGTTGTCGCTCGGCAGCATCCACTCGTCTGGCTCGTCCTCTTTCCGTTCTGGTTCTACGGTCGACTGACGGAACTCGTCTGGCTCTGTCTGCGCGCGCGCTGATCGTCCGTGGCGTCGTTGGGGTGCCTCACCCCAAACCGAAGGGGGACCAATGACGGCCAGACTGCTCGTGATGCTTGTCGTCGTCGCGATGGTTGGAGTCGTCTGGCACGATAACCCGATCGGCAACGCGCAGCCGATCACCATCGGCACGGTCCAAAATCTGCGCGATGTGACCGATCGGGCCGATCGGCAACTCGGCCAAGTGACCTTTAGTAGTGCACAACCCGTGACGGTCGGGAATTTCCCGAGCGGCTTCAACATCCTGAATTTTCCGACGGCACCCTCGACGAGCGCGGTCTCGGTGCGCTGTGTGAACGCCGCGGGCAGCGCCTTCGAATCCTGTGCCGGCGCCGGCGGTGGTGGATCGACCGGGCAACAGACGATGGGACTGTCGGCGCCGGTGGTCATCGCGAGCGATCAATCCGCCGTGCCGGTGACCGGGACGTTCTGGCAAGCCACACAGCCGGTCAGCGGCCCGCTCACCGATACTCAACTCCGCGCGTCAGCCATCACGGTCGCCGGGCCGTTGAGCGATACGCAGCTCCGCGCGACGCCGGTCCCGGTCTCAGGGACCTTCTGGCAGGCGACACAGCCGGTCTCGGGCAACGTGACCAGTAATCCGCCGACCCTCACGAAAGGCGTGCAGGGGTCTCAAGGCTTCACGGTTCAAGCCCTGAAGGATGCCGGCCGGACGGCCGTCGCGCTGTCGTTCACGACGACGGCGCCGACAACGGCCGATACCGTCGTGACGGCGCTTGTCAAGAACTCCGGCGGCGTCGCCGCGGCGGGCACGCAATCGATCACGGCGGCCGGCGGCAAGACGTTCCGCCTCACGGCGGTCAATGCGCAGATTCGGACGACGACGGCCGCGCTGCCGTGGGCGCTCGTCACGCTCCGCATGTCGAATACGACCACGTGCACGGCCGCTTCATCGGTCGTCGCCTATCTCGCGGCGGGCGGGACGGCCGCGGTGATCGGGAACGTCGGACAATTCGCGACGCAACTCCCCGATGGATTCGAGCTCGTCGCCGGCGGATCGTTCTGTATCTCCGTCAGCGGGAATGTGACGACGAACGTGCTCACGTTTTCGGCGCAGGGCTTCGAGTACTGAAACATCTGAGGCCGTCATGGATCTGGCCCGCGCGCGCTCGCTCGCGAATCAACTCGTCGAGGCGCTCGCCGATACGCCGCCGGCACCATCGGACCGCGCGATCGACACGGTCGACGATCTCGATCGGGCGCTGAGTCTTGCGACGCCCGGCACCGTCCTGACGCTCGACCGCACGCTCGTGTACCCCAAGCCGTTGACCATCCGCGCGAACGGCGTCACATTGCGGCCGGCCGGCGAACTCCCGCTCGAGCGCATGGTCGAGGATCTGCCGCTGCCGCGGTTCACGGACGGCCTGACGTTCGCCGGCGACGGCTCGAGCGGGGTCGGCGTCGAGGTCCGGCGCGCCAGTGCCGCCGTTGACATCGTCGTCATTCGCGGCGCTCGAGTCTCTCTTGATCGGGTGCGCGTCCTCGGCCATCCCCTCGCCGGCGGCAAACGCGGCATTGCCGCGCACGGCAACGGCGACGTCGTCGTGACACGCTGTCACGTCGATCACTGCTTCGGGCCGTATCCTGGCGACGACACGCAGGCGATCTTCGCCGCCGACATGGCGCCCGGGCTCGTGATCGACAACAACTATCTGAGCGGCGGCAGCGAGACCCTGATGCTCGGCGGGATGGACGCGAGCAGCGCCGAGCGGATGCCGCGCGACGTCGGCATCCGGGGCAACACGATCACGAAGCGGCGCGAGTGGCAGACGCAGGCCGTCGGCGTCAAGAACCTCGTCGAGTTCAAAGCGTGCCGCGACGTGCTCTTCGCCGACAACGATTGTTCACTGAGTTGGGGCGGCCACGGGCAGACGGGGTACCTACTGATGCTCACCGTGCGCAATCAGAGCGGCGGGGCGCCGTGGTCGACCATCGCGAATCTCGACATCGTCAGCAACCGGTGGCGCGCTGGCGCCGCGGCGATCAACATCCTCGGCCGCGACAACCTGAAACCCTCGGGCGTGATGTCGAACGTGCGGATCCGGAGCAACGAATTCCTCGAGCTCGATCCGATTCGCTGGACCGGCAGCAAACAGATGATTCTGATCAGCGGCGGGCCGGACGCACTGACGATCGATAGCAACGACTTCGTCGGCAGCGGCATGACGTCCGTCGTCTATCTCGACGGCAAGACGCCGTGCACGCAACTCGCGCTGACCAACAATCGCTGGCCGAAGACGACGTACGGCCTGTTCGGCAACAACGTCGGCGCCGCAGCGAGCAACTTCACCGAGACCAATCCTGCCTGGCAACGCTACGTCGCCAGCGGCACGATCGCGCGCAACCTGGAGATGTCGTCGTCATGACCGTCGACGAGCGCACGCTCGCCATCCTCGCCGGCCTCGGGCTCCTCGCGTTCGGCGTGCTCCTCTGGTACGTGCTCCTGTGGTGCTCGTGGCGGTGATTGATGAAGACGTCCTCGAGCGCATCATCGCGGAATACGAGGAAATGCCGGAACTCTCGCTCACGTTGACGCAGGCCGCGCGGCTCTTCGGCATCGACACGGCAAGCTGCGAGCTCGTGCTGATCGAACTCCTCGCCCGCGGCCGGCTCCGCAAGCACGGCGACCAGTACCGGCGCGCGCATGATGTGCACTGAGGATGATCGACGATCCGACGACGCCCGACTCGCTCGTCGCCACCTATCGGCTCTGGCCGGATGAGTACCTGCGGCACATCCTCGTCGACTTCGAAGCGACCGCCGTGTACAACGCCAAGCGGGCAGCGGCGATCCGCCAAGTCCTCGAGGAACGGCGGGGCAAAGTCGACAGCCGCACTCAGAGATTACGGTAATTCGTGGGAGAGATTCGTGGGAGACCAGCGAAACCGGTTGAAAGACTGAGCATTTCACGCCGTTTCTGAGGTGGCCTGTAGCCTCCGGAGCCGAAGGTCGCAGGTTCGAATCCTGCCGGGCGCGCCAATAAAACTGGGCCGATTTCCGCGTTTTTCGACTCAGGCCCGCCGTTTTTCTGTCGCGGAGATGGGTTGCAGATTCCGCCTGATTTGGCGTGGTTTCGCCTCCCGCGCGGCCGCATTCGTGGGAGTCGGTCGTGGGAGAAACGCGGCCGCGCCGAAGCGCCCCTCGAGCAGGCCCTGTGCACGCTGGAGCCGCGCCAGTTGCCCGGGCGTATAGATCCGGGTCGTTTCCGGTGAGGTGTGGCCGTAGAGGGCTTGGATGTCCCCCAGATCGACGCCGCGCGCGCTCAACGCGAACCCGGTGGAGTGCCGCAGGTTGTAGACGCGGATTCCTTTCGGCCAGCCGTTCCGCTGAATCGTTTTCGTAAAGCTCCGCGTATCGTATCGCCCCCAGGCCTGCGCCGCGATGAAGAGTCGCCATGCCGCGCATTGCTCCGTGTTGAGCGGGACGACGACGTGGTAGCCGCCCTTGGCGCCGCGGACAAACCAGAGTTGCCGCCGGAGATCAACATCGACGGGTTCCGCCCGCTTCAACTCAGCGGGCCGCTGTTCATGTGTGGCGAGAACGAGAAAGCGCGCCCGTGTTTTCCCGGTCCGCAGCCGTTTCAGAATTTCTTGCTTGCGAAGTTGCGTCGCCACAGCCGCGATGTCGGCATCGTGGACGGCGACGGGGCGCGCTCGGGGTTGTTTGGGTGACTGGAGATCATCGAAGGGCGACGCCGCGCGCGCGCCGTCTAACGTGCGGAACAGTTGTCGCAGGAGCCGCCAGCGATGCCGGAGCGTTTGCTCACTGTAGCCGAGCTCGCGCCAGGTCGCGATCGTTTCCTCGATCTGCGCCGGCGTGATCGTCCACCGCAGCGGATTGCTAAATGCACGAATCCAGGCGCGCAGATACGACTTCTCGGTTTTGTAGTTGGCGAGGCCTTTTCGGCGCTTGAGAAAGACGACGACAGCGCGCGCGAGCGAGCCGCGAGGATCGCGCGGGGCGAGTTCCGTGCTCTCGCCGAGTTGTTGGCGACGCCACTTCTTCAACCGCTCGAGCGGCGTGCCGGGATCGAAGCGCGTTTCTACAGGCGTGCCGTGCACCGAGTAGATGACGCTGATGCCGTACGCGTCCTCATAGATCCCCGTCGCGAGTCGCTGGCGTTGCGGCATCAGCGGCGCCTTCTGTCGGTGAATCGACTGAGCCCACGAATAACGCTGATGACTGCCATCGACAGCCCAAGGAAAAGCCCAAGAAGGAAGAGGCTCCCAACGAGCACGCCTCGATAGCGTTCGAATCCCAGCGCGAACAGCAGGCTCGCCATGACGATAGCGATGAAGGCTGACGTCTTCGGTGATTCCATTTTCAATTCACCGGCGGCGCAGCGCATCGGCGGTGACGAGCGATTTGAGACTGACGCTGATCGATGCCGTATCGACGCTGATGTTCTTCAAGTGCATATCGATGCTCGCGAGTTGCGGATCGCCGAGGATGTTCTGCGCGTGGACCGGAGTGGAGCGCATCCAATCGCCAGCCACATGCAGCCACAGGCCGAGCGCGATCGCGAAGAGCAATCCTTTGGTCGTGCGATCAATCGTCATGGTCTTTTTCCTCCTCTGCGCGCGACTGAGATTTAATCAAATGGTCGAGAAGCCGGTCGAGCCGACTGGTGAGGGTTTCGACGCTGGTAATGATGACGGCTTCGAGTGCCGCGAGGTCGATTAAAAGAGCAGTCATGTCCTGCGTTCGATCCTCAGATTTGTGGCGCCGACGTCGACGCCCTTTGCGTTTCTTCGCCACGGTCGTCAACTCGCTGCGTCGGGATCATCCGGCGCGGGTGCTTCCTCGCGTCCCTGCTGGTGCGCGAGGTGTGCTGTCAAGGCTTCAACCGTGGCGATGTCTTCAGGGCTGAATCGTTCGAGCCGATCGACGATGCGTTGCCGCATTTCGTCGACTACGAGTGCCAGGACACACCGTTCAATCGCCAACGTCACATGCGGTCGTGAAGGCAGCAGGGCCTGAATCAAATCGATCAAACGTCGGACGGCTTCACGCGCGTCGCTCTCAGATACGGACATGGGGGAGGGGTCCTTACTCAACGAAGATGCCCGACGATACCGCTTCGCGATGAAGTCGAGCAGATTGGCCGGCATCAGCGTGCGACACGATGCCGGAGGACGGACGCGCGACGCGGACGCGGCGCCTCGATTTTCGCCGGCGATGGTTTCGTTGAGGTGAGCGCGGCAATGAGCCGCCGGCTACGCTCGATCCATTGTCGCGACTCATCGACGCGCGCGTGCGCCTTGAGGCTGATCGCGTCCCGCCCGATCAATGCCGTCGTCTGCAACGCCGCAATCGCCGGCCGCATCGCCGCTGTACTGGCCACGGGTTTCACAATCCGCAGAAGCGATCGGATGTCGCGGGCTCGACAGTGCTCCGGCATGGCCAAAAGCAGATCCGCTTGCGCTTCAAGATGCGCGAGAGCTTCACCGCTGAGGCCCTCGAGTTTTCTGATCAGCCGAAGCGATAACATCAGCGCCCCCCGCATCAGGGTTCTTCTGGATGTAATTAAAACTGTTCAGGATGAAAGTCTTTTGGAGCTGCGTCAGTCGGGACCAGCCTTCGAGCAACGTCGCGAACTGCGGATCGGTGAGCGCTGCGCCCGCTTCGGTGATTTCCTGCAACGCCCAGACTCGGTTTTTCAGTTGGCGCGGCGCGTGGTGGTACCAGTTCCCGATCTCGTAATCTTCATCGCCCCAATTCTTGACCCGCGGATCTTTCTCGTCGGTCTCCAGCCGCTCTCTGCTGACGCCGAGTGCGCGGGCAATGTTTTTCAACTTATCGGCCTGCGTGACCTTGGTCCCTTCTTCACATCCGCGCACGGTGGCGACGGTCACCCCCGCCTTTCGCGCCAACGTCGTACGGCTCCAGCTCTTCAACAATCGCAGGCGTTGGACCTTGTCCCCCAAGGCCTGCAGCGCCTTGCGCGTTTGTGCCTGCTCTTTCGCTCGTTGCATGTCGGCATTGTTCGGGCCGTCTGACAAGCGAGCAATATCCGGGCGTTCGAGCAACGAAGGATGATCGGACAACACACAAAGTTTTACCAGCGAGCTTGACAAACAGCAAGCGGTTATTAATAATGCTCGTCACAGATAGAAAGCGAGCAATGGAACTCAAGAAATTCAGACGAATCGCCGGTTTGACGCAAGAACAGTTAGCGCGTAAGTCCGGAGTCGATGCGTCGCTGATCTCCCGGCTCGAGCGCGGCAGCCGTCGCCGCCTCTCCTACGACAACATCGTGCGCCTCGCGCGTGCGCTGAACTTGGAACCTGAAGAACTCGTGCCGGTGGCACCCAAGCCAGCCGCCGAAGATGCCGTCACGCGGAGTGCGTGATGGATCGCCTCCTGACGATTGCCGAACTCGTCGAAGAGACGGGCATCCCGCGCGAGACGCTGTACCGGTTGGTGGCGTCAGGCGACCTGGCACACGTGCGCAGCGTCAGCGGGCCGGGGCAGAAGTACCGGACGCGCGGCCGCATCCGGATCCTGCGTGCGGATTGGGACGATTGGATCGCGCGCCATCGCACGCCGGCGACACCAGCAGAGACGAAGAGGACGCCGACGCTCGCATTGCCGGGCGCGGATCTGTTTCTGTGACGCGCGACGATGTCTAAACTCGCGCTCCTTCGGCAAGCCGCAGAAGTCTCAGCAGGCCGGGCGCTCGCGGACTATCCGATCACGCTCTACGCGCATCACATGGCGGCGATCTTCGGCGTGACGTTGAACGCGTTCTACAAAAAAGAAAGCGAAGGCGCGTACCTGTTCGCGGAGAACAAGCCGCGCATCGGACGGAAATCATGGAGCCGCGATCGCGTCGCGCAGTACTTCGCCGGCGAACTCCGCGGGCTCACCGACATACGTAGGCGGGCATGACGTTGCTCGACAATCCGGAATTCGCGCGCGTGGCCACGGTGCTGATCCAACTCGTGGCGCTGGTGGTGATCGTCGCTACGGCGTTCGCGCTCACCCTCGCGCTTATTCGCGGAGGGCGCGATGAAGCGGCCAAGCAGGAGGATCCGGCAACGACTCCGTCAGTGGTGGTGCGGCTGCCGCGGCCACCCGTGGATGATTCGGTGCGAGGCACGAAAGATTTTTCTCGAATGCGTGATGTGTCACCAGACAACGGCGGGCTGGGACCTCTAGACCACAAAAAAGGACTCACGTCTCGGAAACGCGAGTCCTAACTCGCCACACCGCGCGCACGAGGAGGCGCGCACGCCATGACGAACGGAACAGATTCTACACCGACCGCCCGATTTACAGCAGCACTCGACGCGATTCAACAATCGGTGCGCCCGCGACGCGCGCATTTCATGCACGCCACGCTCTGTGTCGATGACTCCGACCCGAGTGTCTGTGCGGCCGTGACGCCGACCGACGGCGATCGGCAGCCGTTCATCTTCATCGCGCTCACGAGCACGTTCGAATTGTTCGCGCACGATCCGGCCAGTCTGCGCCGGTTGGCCGAGCGGCTGCAGTTCGCGGCGGATTGCCTCGAAGATGCGCTCGCCGCGCGGACGGGCGGTGCGCAATGAACTTTGCCACCATCACGTACGCCGCGCTGATCGCCGACCTCGCCATGCGCGCCAGAGGCTGGCGCAACATGGAAGCCGAGGCCCGCAGCCAGGGCGACGAGGTCAAAGCCGACCAGCACAAAGCGCGCGCCGAAACGCTCGAATGGTTGATCCGCGATCTACAGGATCAGCCGGTCACGGCGGTGTCGCGATGACGCATTTCATTCCCTACGACGCCCCGCCGCTCGGCCGCCACGCGCGGGCACTCTGCGGCGCGCTCGTCGAACGGCGGGCGCATGCGAGCGAGCCCGAGTGTCCGACCTGCCGGCAAACCCTCGTCGAGGACGAGGCCTCACTCGACGCGCTGCGGGACGGTGACCAGTGACGCGCCAGGCCGTGACGTCCTCGAACGTCAAAAGCATCGGCTACGCCGACGGCGTGCTGCACGTCGAGTTCAAGAGCGGCGCCGTCCACGCGTACTACGACGTGCCGGCCGACGCACACGCCGCGCTCATCGCGGCGCCGTCGATCGGCAAGCACTACGCGACCTTCATCCGCGGCAAATTCCGGTCCGAAAAACTGCAGGCTCAGGACTCGCGCCCGGTGCGCGGATTCGACGCTGTGCTCGAGGAGTCTCATGGCGAAATCGCAACCGAACGTTGAACCCGCCGGGCCGGTACCTGCCGCGCCGGCGACACCCGTCGCTGTCGCGGAACCGGAACCCCGGCCGCAAACTGCCGAACAGATCGCCGAGAGCGAAAAGGTGCTCGGCTTGACGCCGGCGACGAAACCCGAACGCGTGCCGGTCCGGATGGGCGTCGCGCCGACGACGATCGAGGAAGCGTGGCGCCTCGCGCAGTTCATCGCGAAGAGCGAGCTCGTGCCCAAGGGGTATCGCGAGCGCCCGGCCGATGTCCTCGTCGCGATGCAGTACGGGATGGAAGTCGGCTTGCCGCCGATGGCCGCGCTGCACTCGATCTACGTCACCAACGGACGCCCGCAACTCTGGGGCGACGGCCTGCTTGCCGTCGTGATGGCCTCGCCGCGCTATCGCGATCACGATGAGTACTACATGGTCGGCGATGAGCGGCGCGAATTCCTCGTCGCGGTCGATCTCGCTAAGGACGACACGATGGCCGTCACGACGTTTTGGCGCAGTGACAGTCAGCGGCCGCGGACGGCAACCTTCTCGATTGCGAAAGCGAAGAAGGCCGGGCTGTGGACAAAGGCCGGACCGTGGCAGGAGTACCCCGATCGCATGCTGAAACTGCGCGCGCGCTCGTTCGCCGCGCACGATTGCTTTCCGGATGTGCTCCGCGGCATTCACTCGGCCGAAGAACTCACCGATATGCCGGCGCCGCTCGGGCTGCCCGAACCCGAGCCACCGAAAGAAGTCCGGCGACGTTCGGAAACGAAACCCTCGGCGCCGGCGGTCGAGGCCTCGGTTGCTCCGGCGGTCACCATCGGCCCGATCGGCGTGAAGCAGATCGATCAATTCCTCGGCGGCTACACCGTCACGCTCGCCGATGGCCAGCGCATCGACATCGAGAACGAGCTCGACGCGCTCGAGATCGAGAAGTTCATCGGCACCGATCACGCGCTGCGGTTCGAATGTGTGAAGGCCGACGGCGGCAGCATCGGCCTGAAGTCCTTCGCGATTGCGGATTGATCTATGAGCCTCACGTTCGACGCGGCCACGCACGTCTACACGCTCGATGAGGTCCGTGTTCCGTCGGTCACGGGCATCCTGAAAGCCTCGGGCCTCATCGACTTCTCACGCATCCCGCCGTCGATTCTCGAGGATGCGCGCGAGCGGGGCTCCAAGGTCCATGCGGCGATTCACTTCTACAACGAGCAGGATCTCGACGTCGACGAGTTTTGTCGCAACTTTCCGACCTACGCCGGCTATCTGCAGGCCTGGATCGCCTTCTGCGATCAGCGGCATTTCGTCGGCGTGCTCAACGAGCATCGCATCGCCTCGCGTCGGCGGCGCGTCGCCGGCACGCTCGATTGTCTCGGGCTGCTGGACGGCGCGCCGGTCCTGCTCGATTTCAAAACCGGGCGGCCGCAGGACGTCGCCGCGAATCTTCAGACCGCGGCATACCACGCGCTCGCGCTCGAGTGGGCAGCCGAGGACAAGGCGCTTGCGGCGTTCTTCGAACTGCATCCGGTCGTCAAGCGTTACGCCGTGCAACTCAAGAAAGATGGCACGTTCCGCGTCGAGGCGTTCAGCGCCCCGAGCGATTTTCGAAAATTCCGGACCCTCGTCGAGGCGCAACAGATCGTCGCCGAGCACAAAGGCTCGTGGATCGAGCTCGCCGAGGTCGCCTAACCCAAGGGATACGCATCATGAGCCCAGCATCGACCGCCAAAGTGCTCGACTTCAACCGGCCCGACACGGCGCAGACCGTGGGCGCCGAGCTCGCCACGACCACCGATTCGCTCATCGCACGACTCGCCGGCGCGACCGTCACGGACATCGCCTCGTGTGAGCAAGCCGTGCTCGATCGGCAGGTCCTCGGCGACGCCACGAAACGCGTCGAGGAATTCTTCGCGCCGTTCAAGAAGATGGCCTACGACCTCTGGAAAGCGCTCTGCGCGCGCGAGGCGGCTATCCTCGGTCCGATCAAGAAACTCGACGATTCGAAGCGCGACGCGATTCGCACGTGGAACGCTGAGCAGGAACGCATCCGCCAGGCGCGCGAGCGCGAGCTCGCCGAACAACAGCGGCAACTTGATGAGGCGCGCGTCGCGGCGGAAGCCGCAGCGCTCGAGGCCGCCGGCGATCACGACCTCGCGGCCGCGGTGATGGAGGAAGCGATTGCCGCGCCGTTGCCGATCGTCACGCTGCCGACCACGAAACAGCAGGTCACCGGCTTGAAGACCGTTCGCCGGTGGGTGTGGAAATACAGCGGCGGGCCGGCCGACGTGAAGCAGACGCCGCCGGCGCTCTTGGCGCGGACGATGAAGTTGATCCCGCGCGAGTACTGCAAGGTCGACGAGCAGAAGATCGGCGCGACCGTGCGCGCGATGAAGGGCTCGATCAAGATTCCCGGCATCGATGTGTATTACGTCGATGACCCGGTCCGCTGAAGATCGACAGGCGTAACTCTCTACCGTGCGCTACTGGCCGGCCCGCGATGCCCGGCAAAATCGTGCACGGACCGTGGCCACGGGTGAGTCAGCCATCGGGGACAGCCGGGAGAGACCGGCATCGTCAGAACGGAGGCCTCAGATGGCGAAGTCCCGATCGACAAAGGCCCGAGCGAAGACTCGCAGCCGAAAGCAAAAACTGAAACCGAAGCGCGCGCCGCCGAGACGTGTCCGACGCGCTCGCACGAAAAAGAAAGCCCTACCAATCTCTGAGAAAGTCAGTGAGGAGACCAGCGACGTGCTTGATGGGCAAACTCCCTCCGAATCCGAGTAAGCGGCTCTATGTGGTCCAAGCTCGATGATGAACTATTCGACCACCAGAAAATTTTTACCGCCGGCGAGCTCATTGGCGGCAAGGCCAAGAACGGCCCGGCCGTCGCGCTCGGCTTCTATGCGGCGGTCCTGATGTGGGCGAGTAAGCATCTGAGCGACGGCCATCTCCCGAGTGCCGTGATCCGAAACCTGCCTCATGTCGGCAACCCGCTCGCCATCGCTGACGCGCTTGTACAAGCGGGCCTGCTCGAGAAAAACGGGAGCGGGTTTCAGATTCACGACTTCGAAGACTTCAATCCGTCGGCCGCTCGGGTAAAAGCCAAACGGCGACGCGACAAACTGCGTAAACGTCGGGAGCGTGAGGAGAAAGACGGCGAATCGTGATCGGTACTCTTTTTGCCGTCCGCAGTCTGTCCGCGCGGACAAACGAGCGCTCGCGCGCGCGCGATCCCGTACCCGTACCCGTACCCGTACCAGATCCCGGTACATGCAGAACCAGCTCGTTCGATCGTCCGTGTCTCTTTGAAGCTTAGTTGCTAATTCGAAAGAAAAACCTGCGCCGAAAACGGCGCACGACCTAACCGCATGCACACACTTCCTGCTTCAAAAACGACGACACGGCTACTCGCAGCGGTCGTGCGCGACGTATTGCGTCAGCAGCGCTTCGCGAATTCGGAACCACTTCGCGAGGCGGTTCAGGCACGGTGTCGCGAGTTACATGTGCCTTGTCCGCCGGCACTACTGGAGACGGCCATCGACACCGTGGGGAGTAACACGCGACTCTTCACGGCGACGCGCCGGCGCCTGACTCCGCCGCCGATTAATCCGCCGCCGATTTGCCACACCGAAGCGGCAGCGATCCTTGATCGTCTCGGCATCAATGTGCGCAGTTCACGCTTCCGGTCGGCCGCGTCGTTGCCGAACGCGCCGACTCACTTTCCGGCGCTGGTCCCGGTTCGGTGATGTGTGACGGTCAATGAGCAAATCGTCGCGCGCCTCTCTCTCATGTCCGAGGGACAGGTGCTCGACTATTTTTGGATCATGGTGTCGCAGCACGCGGACCGACTCGAACTCCTCGAGCAGTTGGGCCAGGTGCGGCTTACGCGGCCGCCGTCGTGGAATTTCGATGCGGTTCGAACCGAGCACGAAACGTGGGTCAGTCGGTATGCGCGACACGACGACCCGCGCTGCTTCGTATGTGCCGCCTCGCGGTCACTCTTCTGGCATCACGTCATCGAGGTACAGAACGGCGGCAGTAATCACTTTCGCAATCGCGTGTCGATCTGTTTTCCCTGTCACAAGCGACTACATCCGTGGCTCGTCGAGCCAGCGGATCAACGGGTTGAAGGCTTCGAGGCACTGCGCGACATCATGGCCCGTGTTGTGGCTCGTCGGTTCGTGAAAAAAGAACAGGCCTCATGAGAGCCCTTAGAAATCCTCAGAGCGAGGAGCGACGCGCGTGAGGACGTGGACGCGGATGCGGCTCGATGGGCACTGCGGCGGCTGCGGCCGGTTTCTCCCGACCGGCGCGCCGTGTCTCGAGCTCCACCTCGGCTTGAAGTATCCGAAGCTTCGGTGCGAAGACTGCGACGGGCCGGCGCCGCCGGACCTGGCGCCGCTGCACGCGGATCCAATCACGACACCACGCACGCCGCTGCTGATGACCCGGTTCAGCGCGGACATGTTGCCGCTCGACTTCAAGCGACTACAGGCGCGTGAACCCGGCGAGGAGGGCTGACGTGTCGACGATCGACAATGGCGCGATCTACGGCATCACGCCGTGCACGAAAGAAGCGGCGGAAAAAGCGATCGACGCGATGGCGACGCGGACCCTGACGCTGGTGTCGATTGCGCCCGAGCGTGCGCTGCCCGGCCCGCCGGATCCTGACTACGGTGGCGAGCCGTCCGATCCGGACGATGAAGCCGAGTTCGATGATGACGAGTCGGACGACGACGACGTTCGCACGGACAAACTGCCATGACGCTCGCATTTACCGTCTACGGCGAGGCGCAACCGCAAGGCAGCGCCCGCGCGTTCGTGCCGAAAGGCTGGAGTCGTCCGATCATCACGAGCGATAACCTCGGACTCAAAAGTTGGCGGCAACTCGTCGCCGAAGCGGCGAACCGCGCGGTTGCGTCGAGGCCAGCGAACGAGCGCGGCCTGCTGCTCGAGGGCGTGCGGCTGACGATCGCGTTCTATCTGCCGCGGCCGAAGAGTCTCCCGAAGCGCGTCACGGCGCACACGAAAAAGCCGGACATCGACAAACTCGTGCGCGCGTGCTGCGACGCATTGACGGCGATCTGTTTTCGCGATGACAGCCAGGTCTGCGAGCTCGTGACGGCGAAGCACTACGCGGCCGAAGGCGACGCGCCGCATGTGGATATTCGCGTGGAAGCGACGGCGGCGATGGAAGCGATTCGTGTGCCGGCGGCGCCGTTGCCGCTCTTTGCGGAGGCTCGATGAGCACAAAACTGAACCCCGGCCCGTTCGACTGCTACGCGAAGCTCGCCGACGACGAACCGTATTTCGTCTTGCGCGCGAAGGATCCCGATGCGCCGGGCATCGTGGAAGAGTGGGCCGTGCGCCGGTTCTGGCGGCCGGGCCAAGAGAACAATCCGAAGATCCGCGAGGCTCGCGAGTGTGCCGAGGCTATGCGCGCCTGGCGGCTCGCTCATCTGCCGCCGGCGGTCGGCCCGAGTCCGGCGCACGTGAGCGCGTTGCCGTGCGGCTGCGATCCCGGCGCGAACTGGATCTGCGAACGGCATCGACGCACGACGGGGGCGTGATGCGGCTCGTTCGTGTTTTTCCGCGGCGCACGAAAGCGACTCCGCTCGATGCACTCGCGCGATTCGGTCCGCCGGATGTGTTCGATCAGCAGCAACCGCCCGACGCCGTACACGTGTCGGTCACGTTCACATACGACAAGTCGCGAGCTGAGGAACTTGCGGAGGCCTGGCAACACGTAGCGCCGGTGACGATCGGCGGCGTGGCCTATGAAGACCCCGGCGCCGAGTTTGTGCCGGGGCGCTACATCAAGCAGGGCTACACGTTTACGTCGCGAGGTTGCCCGCGGCGGTGTTGGTTCTGCTCGGTGTGGAAGCGCGATCCGGTGCCGCGTCTGCTGCCGATTCAAGATGGGTGGAATATCCTCGACGACAATCTACTCGCCTGTCCCGAGCCACACGTGCGCGCCGTGTTCGCGATGCTCGCACGCCAGGGGCGGCGCGTGGAATTCACCGGCGGCCTCGAGGCGCTCGCGCTGCAAGATTACCAAGTCGGTCTACTCGCGAGTCTGCGGCCGCGACCGAATTGCTTCTTTGCCTACGATCCCGGCGACGCGTTTGAGACGTTAGCGAGCGCCGCGCGCCGGTTGTTGGCTGCCGGTTTCACTCGCGAATCGCATCGCCTGCGGTGTTACGTCCTGATCGGATTTCCGCGCGACACGTTCGAGCAGGCGACGAAGCGACTCACGGACATCGCGACTATCGGATTCACCCCGATGGCCATGCTGTGGCGGCCTGAGACGCCGTCACAAGAACGGCATGCGCCCGGACCGGAGTGGCGAGCGTTTCAGCGCCGCTGGGTTCGGCCGGCCATCATCCACGCGCACGCGCCGATCAGGCGCTCACTGCCGCTGTTTCCGCTCATGCTGACGGAATGCCGATGATCATCTACGCCGCCGATGATCCGCTCGTGCTGAACGGCACCTACGATCAGGAAGGCTACAAACCCGGCGAGCGCGCCCGCCTCGCGAAACACAAAGCGCGCCTCGCCGCGCAGACGAAAGGAGTCGCACTCGACATGGCGAAACCAAAA